TCAGTGCATGTCTCTGGGGCGGGCCAGCGCCCTATTAGCGAACGCAGATCCTTCATAGATTGCCTTTGCCTGGCGGCTGAATGTGCGGAGCAGCCCGCCCCACATCTGAGGTGACATCTCTGGCACGTCCCCTTCCCGCTCCTCACACAGAGTGGCGATGGCATCGAGGCCGTTGGCGATATCTTTCAACGCAAAATCAGCATCTTCGCTGATGATGTAGCCACGATGTTCTGATTGTCCCGGCTCGTGCTTGCCGATATAATGCTTGGCAGTTTGGGTCATGGGGTCGTTCCTTGGCTCAGATCAGGCCCGGTTCGATGTTGACGCATCGTTCCGGGCCGCTTGCGTTTGTTAGCGATTGATGTATGATCCTAGCTCGTCATATTGTCAACTAGAAAGAGCTAACATTGACAGCAGATCAAGAAAAGCGCACCGCCCCTGTTGGGCTTCGCCTGTTCCCAACAATGAAGGACGCTCTCGAAAAGGCAGCGACAGATGACCATCGAACTATGGCTTCGATGGCCGAGAAGATCCTTGGTGATTGGTTGCGCGAGAAGGGATATCTGCCGCGATGAATGGGCTTGTGCCCCTGCATTTCGAGACAAATGACATTCGCATGATCCTTCTGGACGGTGAGCCATGGTGGGTCCTGAATGATGTATGTGCCGTTCTCGACATCGCTAACCCTCGCAACGCCGCCCGCCGCCTGCGCGATTGGCAGAAGGGGTGGCAATCTATGGACACCCTTGGCGGACGACAGGACATGGTCGTTGTCAACGAGCCGGGCGTATATAAGTTGATCATGGCTAGCAGGAAGGAGGATGCTGAGCGATTTGAGCATTGGCTCTTCTCCAAAGTCCTGCCCTCGATCCGAAAATATGGGCAATACCCGCCGCCCGTCGCCGCTGAGGTAAGGGGTGGGTATATTGCACCTACCCCCTCCAGAATCCCTGCCACCGAAGGCGAAAGACTTCTCGAAGAAATCGAGCGATGGCAGACCCGCAACGAGGGACAAGATATCCATGCCGCCAACGTCATCTCGAAAAACAGGCTCAAAGCACTTGTGCTAATGCGCGTCTTCTCCGGCGCGCACCTCACCAAAGACGGCCTTTGGCTCAAACTGGCCAACCAAGGCATCGACATCTTCTACATTCTGCACGGTCGGCCTTGGGCAGAGGCCTATCCGGTGCCGACTATGCAGCAGCCACTGAGGATTGCATCGGCTGATATTCAGAGAAATCCACGATCTTGCGGCCCGCCCAATCGTTCACTTCCCGGCAGCGCGACATGAGCGGCAGTATTTCGTTCTCGAAGAACACATCGTTTGCTGTGCGTGCATCGCCGAAGCCGCCATTATTCTGGGGAATAACCCCGAGCAGCTGCGGTGGCACCCGGTGGGCGGCCAGCACATCGTCCCGCGTCACATTCTTGATGTTGAGGAATTCGTCCTTCGCGGCCACCTCGCTGATCGGGATGATCTGGACGCCATCCTTCTTGCCGCTGGGTACATGGAGGAAGAGGTTACGGAAATTGCCCTGCCCCCTCGCCTGTTTCAGCGATTCCCGGATCTTGTCGATATCGCTGTTATCCATGGTCGCTTCCGAGATGTAGAACACGAACCCGGCATGTGCGCCATTGAGATAGTAACGGCGACGGAATAGCGTCGCATTTTCATTCAAGAGCAGCGACTGCATGGCGGAGAGATATTCAGGCTTGCCGTAAAGCTCCTGCGCCACATCATGCTCGATCAGGTGAAAGATACGGCCCGGCTCATAGCGGTGCGGATCCTGATATTTTTCTACAAACCAGTAGGCGCCATCCTTTGCCCGCCGGGTATTGAGCGCAAGGCTGTTGGCGTAAAAGGCGGTGCGCCCGACCATGTTCGGCACGTCCTCCAGATAGCCGTTGCCCATCACGAGAAAGTCGAGCACGAACTTTGCGAATTCATCCCGGCTCAATTGCGGATGCGGAATGAAGTGCTTCACCAGGAGATTGCGCTTGATGCGGATTGCGCTGCCATGGTGGGCAGACGCCTGCAGCATTTGCGCCAGCGATTTCGGCTTGATCGGCGGCTCGTACCAGCGTCCATTCCACCAGCACTCTGCATAGCCAAGCAGCTCGCGCCGGTCCATCACGCTCACGGCTTCATCGAGAGCAAAGACGGTAACGCCATCGTCGCGCCCAGCCACCTCGTTCGTCGCCAGATCGTTCATCGGTTGATCTCCACCTTGGATTTGCGGACGCCCGCGCCATCGGTCGCGTCCATGGGTTCACAGAAAATTGCGTGCAGCAGTGCCCATGCGAGGTCGCCATGCCCTGTCGCTGCGCTCCGGCGCGCGACATAGGTGAGGTGCTGCTGCCCCTTGGTCAGCTTGGGATGGATCGACATGAGCGCAGCGGCGAGATCCGTCCATTTGGCGTCGAATTCGATCCGCCGTTTGGCAAAGACGTTCTTGGCTTTCAGCACCATCTGGGTCTTCACCAGTGGCGAATAATCGATCCGCCGTGCGCGCGGGAAGAATTTCGATACGAGCTGCCACACCGCTCCGCCCATGCCGGTGCCGTCGATCGCAATCTCGGTTACGCGATATTTGTGGGTGAGCTTGCGGATTTCCGCCGCCTGCGCCTCGAAATCCTTGCCCCGCCACTGATATTTCTCCAGCACACGGAACTTGCCCTTGCCATCGAGCGGCGGCGCGACGACAACGCAGCTCGCGGTGTCGCCATCCTCGCTTTCGGCAGGGTCATAGCCGATCCACACCTCGCCCTCGCCGAAAGGCCGAAGGCCATAGGGCATGAAGTCCTTCCAGACTTCCCAGCTGTCGACCATGCACGGGTGGATGAGGGAGAGCGGGAAGCTGGACTGGCTGTCATCGACAAACTGGCAGAGGAAAAGGTTCTCGAATTCCTCAACCGAATATTCAAGGCGCAGCTCCTCGATATCGACCAGGTCGAAGCCTAGTGCGATCGCATCCTCGATCGTGACGATGTGCCGCCAGATGCCGTCCGCGCCCAGCGACCCAGCCCTCAGCGCGCCATGGCTGATATCGACGGCAACCCGTTCCGCCTTCGCCCTGCGCCGGTTGAAGCGTTCGCCCGACCACATCGGGTGCGCTTCATGGTTGATCGTGCTTGGGGTCGAGAAATAGGTTTTGTGATAGCGCGTCTGGGTCGATATCGCCGAAGCGACCTTGTTGATCTGATCGAAGCCGTAGATCCAGAAGCATTCATCGATGTAGACATCGCCATGATAGCCCTGCGCCGTGCGGTAATTGGTGCCGAGGAAATAGAGCGTTACAGGATCAAGCGCCTCTCCCTCTTCATCGGTGCGCATGATCACCATGGGATCGCCGGTCAGCTGCTTGCCCAGCACCTGAAAGACGAATTCGACGATATACTGCCGGAAGATGTTGGCCTGTGCCCGGCTCGCGGAAATGAAGATCTGGTTGTTGCCGGTTTCCAGCGCACGGACGAAGGCTTCGCGGGCGAAATAGAAGGTCGCACCGATCTGGCGGGATTTGAGCAACATGCGCGTGCGGCGAGACACATTGTTCCACCACAGCTCCTGATAACCGTACAGGCAGTCGAGGAATGCGGCCTTGAGCTTCCCTGCATCCTCCGCCGTGATCAGGTTCTTGGGCCTCCGTTTTTTCTCGCCCGCGTTGCGGTTCGCTACCTTTTCGTTGAGATCGCCCTCATGCCCACCCGGCGCTTCATAGCGGCGGACGCGCGCCATGCGCTCGATCTGGCGACCGAGCAGGTCGATCTCCTTGAAGTCACTGCCGGATTTGCTTTCCTTGAAGATGAGCTGGTTCATCCGCATTTCGAGGCTGTCCTCGATGCGGCGGATGACGGGATCATTGTCCCACCCGTCGCGGTCTTTCCAGCTCTGCACGGTTGAACGCTGGAGGTTCATCTCCTCCGCGATCTCTGTCACGCCCCAACCACGCCAGTAATAGGCGCGCGCCACGCGCCGCGCGTCATAGGGGATCGGAGGAGGAACCGGCACGGTCATGGCAGGCTGACACTGCCGCAGTCGCGCCGCAGCGCACTCCCCGCCCGTTTGTGATCGCGCGGTTCACAAGCCGAAGCCATTGAGAAAAGAGCCGTACCAGCGGCGAATGGCACCACAAGCGCAAGCCGTGATTTTTTCAGGCCTCACATCAGGAGCCAAAGCCGATGGCAAAGACCAAGTTTTTCCGTGTCGCAGTCGAAGGTGCGACCGTCGATGGCCGCACCATCGACCGCTCGATGATCGAGCAGATGGCCGCGACCTACAATCCGACAACCTACACCGCTGTGATCAACTGCGAGCACCTGCGCGGCTATTCGCCGAACCCGCCCTTCAACAGCTACGGCTCGATCGCGGCGGTAAAGACGGAAGAAGTCGAGCTGGATATCGGCGGCAAGAAGGAAAAGCGCCTCGCGCTGCTGGCGAGCTTCGATGTGAACGATCAAGCGAAGGCCATTAACAAGGATGGGCAGAAGCTCTTTTCGTCCGTGGAAATCCAGCCCGATTTCGCGGGCAGCAAGAAGGCCTATCTCATCGGTCTGGCGCTCACGGACAATCCGGCGTCGCTCGGCACGGAGGCGCTCAAATTCTCGCGCGATGAAAAGCGCAAGGATAACCTGCTGGCATTTTCGGAATTCGAGATCGCGTTCGAGGACGAAGGCGCAATGGAATCCGCCGCCGACCAGGTGACGGGCGCTTTCGCCTCGATGAAGAAGTTTTTCGACAGCTTTACCGGCAAGACCGAACAACAGGCCGCGCCTGTCGTCGTCACACCGCCTGCTCAGACCTCTGCACCAGACGCCAACTTCGCCGCATTCGGCAAGCAGATGGCGGACGGCATGCAGGCGCTGGCATCAGCCTTCAAGGCGTCCGCCGACGCGAACGCCGCCGCCATCGCCAGCTTCCGCAAGGAAATCGATACGCTGAAAGGCGAAATCGAAACGACGCCGAGCAAGAAGCACAGCGCCCGCCCTGCTGCCACCGGCGGCGGTGATCGCGTCCGCGCCGATTGCTGATCCGCCCAACTTCGTCTCAACCCTAATCCGCACGCTCGCCCAACTGAATATCGGAGCCTAAAATGCGCAACGAAACCCGCGAACTCTTCAATGCCTTCTGCGAAAACATCGCGGAGATCAGTGGCGCGTCGGACGCGACCCAGAAATTCACCGTAGCTCCCTCGGTCCAGCAGAAGCTGATCGACCGCAAGCAGGAATCGAGCGCCTTTCTGGGCCGGATCAACATGGTCACGGTTTCGGAAATGAAGGGTGAGCTGCTCGGTCTGTCTGTCGGTTCGCCGATTATCTCCACCACGGACACCAGCGGCTCCAACTCGCGCCAAACCGTCTCGCCTTCGGCCATGGATGGCTTTGGCTATGAGTGCTTCCAGAACAACTCGGACACCCATATCCGTTATGCGCTGCTCGATATGTGGGCCAAATTCCCGGATTTCGAGACGCGCATCCAGAACCAGATCGTCAAGCGCCAAGCACTCGATCACATCCTCGTGGGCTTCAATGGCACCAGCCATGCCGCCACCAGCAACGCCACCACGCACCCGTTGCGGGATGACGTGAACATCGGATGGCTGCAAAAGCTCCGCACCGATGCGCCCCAGCGCGTGATGGATCATGGCGCGGTCGCGGGCAAGGTGACCTATGGCGTTAATGCGGACTATGCCACGCTCGACGCGTTGGTCTATGATGCCGTGAGCCAGCTTCTGCCGACCTGGGCGGCGGAGGACACCGAACTGGTGGCAATCGTGTCGCGGGATCTCCTCCACGACAAATATTTCCCGCTGGTCAATCAGGCGATTGACCCGACCGAGCAGCTCGCCCGCGATGTCATCACCTCGACCAAGCGCCTGGGCGGCCTGGCCGCTGACCGGGTGCCCTATTTCCCGACCGCCAAGGTGTTCATCACCCGTTACGACAATCTCTCGATCTACGAGCAGGAAACGGGTCGCCGCCGCCACATCAAAGAGGTGCCGGAGCGCGACCGGATCGAGGATTACCAGTCCTCGAACGACGCTTACGTCATCGAGGATTACGACTTCGCCTGCCTGGTCGAGAATATCGAATTCAAGGCAAGCTGACCGCCATAACCCACGGAGCCGGGGGGCAGCGTTCGCGTTGCTCCCCATTTCCCCACGAAAACAGGACACCCGCTCATGACAAGCCCCGCCCGCCGCTTTCGCGAACAGACCCTCGCCCGCCTCGCACTGGAAAAGGCGGGTGGAGAAGGTATCGCACCCGAGCGTCCGGCGACCGGCGCGGAGGCAACCCAATATGAATTGATCCTCGCCGAATTGGGCGAAGATCTGAACCGCTTGAAAGACATCCAGTCCACCGAGCGCAAGATCGACGCCAAGCGCGAGATGATCGCCCGCTATGATGCCCATGTCGATGCCACGCTGCAGGCCGCGACCGAGACCAACACCGCGCTACAGGATGAAGTCCTGGTAACGATGATGCTGTGGAACATCGATATCGCGAACTTCACGCGCGCTCTTGACCTTGCCGAGCATGTGCTGCGCTATGGCCTGCGCCTGCCCGAGCGCTTTCAACGCACACCCGCCACGCTGCTCGTCGAGGAGATCGCCGAGGCTGCTCTCGCGGCACATGGGCAGGCCATCGCCTTCGATATCGCCGTGCTCCAGCGGACCGAACAGCTGACAGCCGATCAGGATATGCCCGACATCGTGCGCGCAAAGCTCGCCAAGGCTTTGGGTTTTCACATGGTCCATTTCGCCGATGCACAGGATCAATCGGAAACCGCCGTAGCGGGCGCTGGCACCGCCGCGCGCACCGCCGCGCTGGAGTATTTCCGCCGGGCGCTCGCGCTCGAACCCAAGATCGGCGTGAAGAAAGACATTGAACGGCTGCAGGCCGCGCTGGCGAAAGCCGCGCCTCCGCCGCCGCAGGAATAGGCTCGCCCACCGGCGCCGGGGGGCGGTGAAGGATCAAGGAAGGCGCTGCCTCCCCATTGATCCTGATCCCCACCCCCCACTTGTTTGACAGGAGGATTTATTGAACGGCTGGATTTCCTCCCCTGCACCCGCCGCCACACCGGAAGGGACGACGCTCGACTTCGGACCATTCTGGCCGGAGATCGACCTTAATCACTTCCGCGATTCCCAGCGCATCGGCGGCACCGCGATTCCCGATGCCCGCCTTGCCGATGCCATCATCGGAGCCGTGATCAAGGTCGAACATGATCTTGCCGATTGGCGCGCCGCGCGCGAAGCCGAAGGCACGGATAAGCTCGAAGATGTCGAGCAGGCGACCCTGGGCAATGTAAAGCGCCTCGCGCTGCTCTGGCGGCGCGCAGTCTATGCGTTCGCCACCGCCGATCTCGCCGAGACGCACCGCGATGTCACCGCCACCGGCACCGGGCAGGTCCGCGCGCCGGAGCTGGATTGCCGGGCGGACGACCATCGCCGCAACGGCATCCATGCGATTCGAGAAATCCTCGGCGTCAACCGTACGTCCGTCGAGCTGATTTGATGGCCGCCACCTTCACCGCCGTTGCTGAACAGGGTGAAACCCTCGATGCGCTCGTCTGGCGCGTGCTTGGCGCGGGCAGCGGCGTTGTCGAGCAGGTGCTGGAGCTGAACCGGGATCTTGCCGGTGAAGGTCCGATATTGGCGGAGGGCCGGGTCATCGTCCTTCCGCTGCTGCTCGAACCGCCGGTGCAGCAGCGCGAGATGGTACAATTGTGGGATTAGGGAGGCAGGGACAATGAGAAAGCATGACAGCCTGCGCGCCGCGCTGACCGCCGCACTACCCGAGCTGGCGCGGGATCCGGATGCACTCGCGATCTACATCGAACAGGGCAGGATAGCGGCACGGTTCGGCCACAATCTCGGGTGGGAATATCGCTATGATTGCCACCTCACACTGATCAACTGGCGGAGCGCGCCCGAGCAGGTCTTCCTGCCCCTCGTGCTCTGGCTGCGCCAGTATCAGCATGACAGCCTGCTGAACCACGAACGCGGCGTTTCCGCGATCAAGTTCAACGTCGATGTGGTTGATGCGGATGCGGTCGATATCGAGATCATTCTGCCGTTGACCGAAGCTGTTGATGTGCTGCCCCAGCAGGATGGCAGCTATCGCATGACGCTCCGCGAGGAGCCGCCGATCGCCGGGACCGAGCTGGTGATTGATCCCGCTGCGATCCTGCGCCAGATCTATGCGCCTTCCGGCCCCGAACGCACCTTCATCGTGGGGCACCCCGATCCTTCGCCTGATCCATGAGCGACATCGTTCACGGTGGCGACCTCGCCGCGCTGGAAAAGTTCATGGGCGGTGTACTTCACCAGCTCGAACCGCGCGAACGCCGCGTGCTGTTCCGCAAGGTCGCCACGACGATCCGCCGCAGCCAGCAGAAGCGCATCATCGCGCAGCGCAACCCGGATGGTTCGAAATTCGCGCGCCGCAAGCCCCCTGCCCAACCCAAGCCCGCCAATTATGCGGTGAAATTCCTTTACCCCTCAGGCGGCTCCGGAAGCCCTCGCCTCGTACTGATGAAGAGCTGGACACGGCAAGGGCCGCTGCTCACCGGCTTCGACATCGAGGCGGGTGGGATCCGCAGCTTCGAATGGGACAGGGTCATCCGTTTCCTGCCGGTCGAGGATGCGGACGAAAACAAGGGTGGCGGCAAGATCCGGCAGCGGGTGAGCATCCGCCGCCGGGCCATGTTCCGGCGCATCCGTCGCTCCGGCATCCTCAATATCGGCGCGGATGACCACGAGGCGTGGGTGGGATTTGCAGGCCGCGTGGCGGCGGTGGCGCGCGTCCACCAGTTCGGCCTGCGGGACAAGCCATCGCGCACCGCGCGGGAAGTCGCCTATGCCCGGAGAGAGCTGCTCGGCCTCACCGCGCAGGATCGCGAAGACCTGATCGATGCCGTTTTGGAACATCTCACCGCAATGGATTGAATCCCGACTGGACTATCACGCCGCGCTACATCACCGTCTCCCGAAATAGGGAGATATTTCATGCGATTCGGGAAGATGATGGCGGCTGCAGTAGCGTTGGCCTGTGCCGGAATTTCAGTGCAGGCAGGGGCCAGCGTCAAATTCATCGGCTCGACCCTCACGGACAGCGTGGGCGACGCCACCGTCCCCTTCCATCTCGACGACATCTGCTACCGCTGCAAGGTGGCAATCACGACAGACGCCCCCGCAACAACCGGCACCCTGTTTCAATACACCTTCCATTTCACGCCCGCACATCCGGCGAACTTCACGCCGTTTAACCAGCAATTCGGTCTGTATGGATGGCCGAGCGCGGACGCCGCGATACCGACCTATGTTCACCGCGTCCAGCAAGGGGCGGCAATGAGCCAGACGCCCGCCGGTCAGCGGGCCTATGTTTCGGTGCTCAGCATGGATTCGACCTCGGCTCTGTTCCACGCCGCACCGGAGACAAAGCTGAATTACAGCATCACCGTTTCCCCCGCGCCCGAGCCGACAACATGGGCGCTGATGATTGCGGGCTTCGCGGGCATTGGTGCTGCGCTGCGCCGCCGCCGTCAGGTCGTCGCGCTCGCTGTGTAGGCGAAGCTGTTCAGCGTTACCGTCGCGCTGGTCTGCACCCCCGCGCTGGCGCCGGTGGCGATCTGGACGCGGATATATTTGCGTACCGTCATTGATGTGGCGAAGCTGCCTGATGTCGCCCCGGCGGTAGCGTTGGTGCCCAGCGCATCGTCCGCCACCTGCACTAGCCCAGTTGCTGCGAAATTGACCGTGCCGCCGGGGCTGAGAACCGGCGTCCATGCCGTCCACACGCTGGAGGATAGCGGCTGCGCGGTGAGCGGCGTGAACTGGGTATAGGTCGGGATGTCGGCGGCCTGCGGAACGTCCGAGGTGAAATCAAACCCACCATCGGCAAGACCATAGGCCGCATCGGTGTAGGGCGCTTTGAGCGCCAGCTGCGCCAGCTGCTGCGCGCGGGTCTGCGGGCCTGTGTAGTTCGCAAACAGCGCATTGCCGGGGATGGTGGCATATTGCACGCCCACGGTCAGGTTTGGGAAGCTAGTGTCGTCCAGCGTCCCCGCGCCCGTCTTCGCGACAAACTTCTCACCCACATTCTTTCCGCGCAGGTTAAGCTCCAGGCAGATGCCGGGATCGAACTTCAGCGTGTTGGCGTGCTCGCCCGCGATCGAGGCGTCCCAGTCCCGCTGGTTGACATTGTCGAGATGATAATGGGTGGCGACGTTGCGCCACTGGATCATGTTCTTCATCTGGTCGCAATAGACGGTATTCCCCTGTCTGCGCGACTGGATGGCGCAGTGGCTGATGACGCCGACATAGCTCACCTTGGGTGTGACGTTTGATTGCAGGAATATGCCCTGCGCATTCTCCCAGTTCGGCGTGCGCAGCGTAAGCCCCTGCAGAATCATCTCCAGATCGCTGACGCGCTTGCCCGCGCCCGTAGCCGTGAAAAACGCCTGCAAGGCGGCGTCTGAGTGCGGGTCATTTGGGTGGCCGTCTGCCGAGAAAATATGCACGGCATCGCAATTGATCATCGTGATCAATTTGACCCCTTCGCTGATGCCCAGCGAATAGGCGTCCTGATACACGCTTTGCACCTGGCAGCGGATCATTTCATGATATTCGGCCGCCGGATGCTTGAACGCATCGCCCACCTTGCGGGCGTAGCAATCCTCGTAGCGCCAGGTGCCCCTTAGCACGACGCCGCTGGTGCTGTTAATGCCGCCGCTGCTGCTGTCGACCGCGAAAGCTCCGGGCAGAATATTGGACATCGGGTTGCGCCCCGTCCACCCAACGACGAACGTCACACCGCCCGCGCGATAATAGCCGGTGGCGATGGGGGTGTTGGTCGAACTCTTGTAGTTGAGCGCGCCGGAGCCGCCGTTCTGAATAGTGAAATTCACCATCCGGCCATTGACGACATCGAAGGTCGCCACCGGCTTCACCGCGCCGGGGGGCCAGAAGATGCCGCCCGAGGATTGGACGTTGTTGAAGGTCAGGCTGTAGCCCGTGCCGTTCGGAACCAGATCGCCGACATAATCGAGATTGAACGCCTTGCCGTCCGCCCCCACGACATAGGAGGGAGCAAGCCCGGTCAGCACCCCGTTGGTGAAGGTGGGGAGAACGCAGGCATATTCGGGATAGAGCGGGTTCGTCGGATCGAATGCAGGATTGTCGAGGATGCCGCGATAATTGCCGATATAGCCGCAGGTCTTGAAGGTCTGATCCCGCAGATATCCCCCGGCGGAGCGGCTGATGTAGCTGGTGCAGTTGGCGGCAGCACTGGCGATCTCGCAACCGAACTGGATATATTCCCAGCGCAGCAGGGCGGATGTGTCATGCGTCCACCGCAACAATATCGGCGGGTTTGCCTGATTTTCCGCGACGATCTTGGTCAGGGTCGCCGGACGCCATGTCACCGTGCGCGGGGCATAGGGGGTGCCGGTTTTGCGCACCGCAATGATCTTGCCCGCGCGCTGCGCGTCCGTCATCGCGAAGACGCTATCCCAGTCGGCCTCGCTGGTAACGAGGATGTCATACGCGGTCACATTTGGCGGGGCGGTCGAAACCGCTGTGGGCGCGCTGTACGCCCACTCGCCTGGCCCCGCGGCATTGAGTGCGCGGACCGCCGTACGGAACTTGTACCCCTGCTGCGCGGCAGTCTGGAGAAACATTCCGGTGGTGGCGCCGGAGATATCGACCCACGCGGAATAGGCCGGGCCGGGCGCGACCTGCCATTTGCGCTCGAAGGAGGTGGGCGCATTCGTCCAGCTGCCATCCGTAGTCTGCAGCATATCGCCTGTCAGCGCAGCGCCTGAAACAATCGGCAGCGCGGTGTTTACAGGGGGAGTGACCGGCATGACGATCGCCGTGGAACGGCGCAGCATGTTGCGCAGGCGCAAGCGGGCAATGCTCATCAGTTCTTATATCCTATGAATCCTGGCCGGAAATTGACGCTATCCGCCGCAGGGCAGGTGACCTTGGAAAAGATAATGCTGCGGTTGCTGATCGGCATGTACAGCATCGGGGATAGCGCCTGAACGATGTAGGGCTGTGAGGTCGAGAACCGTTGTTGAAAGCGCCAGAACGCCGAAGATGGCGCCGTCACCTGCGCGAGGAACGGCAAGCCGAAGCGCAGCGTGATGTCGATGGCGACGCCGCTAGCGAAGGTGAGCTGGATATAGGGGTAGATCGATGCGGTCGTCGCGTTCGTGATCGTGCCTGAAACGGAAGGCATTCGGGTGAGCGTGGAAGTCAGGAGGCCCGCGATGTCAGCAGGGTTCGCGTTCAGTTCGCCCAGATATACCGCGCCGCTGTCAGAAACCGCCGCGCGCTGCCGGATCGATGTAATGTTGGTGAGCGAACCGCCCACGATGCCCATATAGTTATCGGTCGTCCAATGCTGCCCCTGAGAGGCGGCGATAGCGCCTGCCGCTTCAAACAGGACGTTCGCAAAGGTCGCGGTCGTGGTGCCGTTCAACCGAATATCGATATAGGGCACGCCGCCTACCGTACCTGTGCCGACGATCGTGCGTGTCAGGCCGCTATTCACTGTATTGCCGTTAGAGGGCATCGTGCCGGGAGAGCCCGTCACCGCGCCCGTGAGGTTGGGATTGCGGACCGTGTTGGAGCCAGGAGTGCCAAAACCATATGCGACTGTGTTGACCTGCCCGGTCGTCGGGGCGGTTCCGCTGTCGCTGATCGTCGTCATGAACGCGCTGTAGTCCGCATCGGCATCCGCGATGGCCACCCATGTATCGTTGCCCGCCACGTTGATCGAACCAGCAAGAGACGTAGTATCGAGCGTAAGGTTCTTGACGAGGCTGTAGCCCGGCGCATCAATATTGTTGGCTACCTCGCCATGGACGGAGCAGACGCGCACGTGCCCATTGGCGTTGGTCCGGAATGCAAGTTCTACGGTAGCTCCAGCTGGAGCCTTTACCGGGAGGTATACGTGCGAAGAGTCTGATGTATTCAGCTTAAAATAGATGCCGTTAACTACGACTGTGCCGTTGACGCGCACATATGCCTGACAGTGCGATGTATTCGCCGCGCCGTTCTCCACCATCAACAGCAGCCCGGAAAGGGCGTTGACCGGCGAGGTCAGGCCGGAATAGGCGCTGATCGCGTTTGCCCCGTTGCTGTTCGTGATCGAGAGGCCGCCAGAAGGCATGGAAAGCTCTTCATAGGCGCGGATCGGGTTGCGTGCCTGGGCAGCGGCGCCACCGGCGAACGGGATATAGTAGCTGTTCGTCATGCGCTGGTCGTCCCGCGCAGCGACACAACGACGCGCACCGCCGCGCTGGGCTTGAAGGTCAGTGCCTTGTTTGCGGACGTGGTATAGTAGGGCCGGGAGTCGAAGCCAAAAACGTACGAGCCTGCGGCAGGGAATGGAAGGGTGTCGATCTTGGTGCCGGTCGCCACGTCACCGTCGTAGATGTCCACGTCGACCGCGCCGTAGGCTGTCACGCGGTAGCGATGAGCCCTGTTCGTTTGCCCGGCGACAGCAGGCATGATGACCTTCTCAGCAGCATCGCTCCAGTCGAATTTGTAGGGCAAGAGGTCGTTGGTCTTGTCAAGCGCGGCATGCGGCATGTCGGTGATTGGAGCTGTTGACGCCGCCACCAGCGATGCAAGCTGAGCATTGACGGTATCGAGATCCGTATCGATCAGATCGAGCGCCGGTTCGACACCATCGAGATAGCCGGAATGGGTAGTGAGCAACGTCTGGATCGCGGTGAGCAGCGTTTGCAGGCTGGTCAGCGTCGTACCCTGCCCGCCGAGCAGTCCCTCGACACCGTCTAGATAGCCTGCCTGCGTGGTAAGCGCCGCGCCAATGGCAGTGAGCAACCCTTCGATGCCATCGGTGTTGCCGCCCAGCGCAACCAGCGAAGCCGCAATGGCATCCATAACGGCCTTGTCTTCATTCGACAGAACGACAGGGCGGGATCCCGCAGCGAGCGCCCGACCGGGTGCCGGAGGCAATTCAATATTTTGCGGTGCGTTGTTCGCATCGAGTACCTGGATCTGGGTCATGCTACCTCCTAGAAATCGGCGAAGAGCGCGATAAGCCCGCTGTGCAGGCGTTGGTTGAAACTGAGCTTGCCCGCCACAGCCTGAGCGCTGAGCGTCACGGTGTAGGGGATGCGCAGGCCATCGCCGCTGATCGCCTCGAAGCTGATGCTCTGGCTCTGGCCTTCCGGAATCGCGGCGGTGATGGTGATCTGGCGGCTTGCATCGGGCAGGGAGAGGTTCGCGCTGCCGGTCTTGTTGGCAAAGCTGACAGGGGCGAGCATTTGCGTCGGCGGAAGGGTGTAGACCGCACCCGCTACGCTGGGCACTGTCGCGACAATCGAACGCGCGCGGAGAACCCCGCCCTTGCGGCGTCTATTGCGCTGATCGAAGAAATGCCCCAG